ACTGAAAGAGCGTCAGCAGGCGCAAGAGAAAGCAGCACGGAGGCGCTGACAATGGCCGTACAGACATTCAGCTACGACCTCGGCGACTACCGAGGCTCAAAAGTGTCTGATCGAGGCGGCCGCAACCGTCACGCCTCAATGCGAGCAGGCAGCCTCGTCGAAGTCCGAGGGCTGCGCGAGCTGCGGCGCGACTTCCGCAAAGCCGGCAACGACATGTCGGAACTCAAAGACCTGCACCGATACATCGCCGACGACGTCGCCGGCACAGCCAAAACCAAAGTCCCGGTGCGTAGCGGCCGGCTGCGCAACTCGATTCGAGGGTCAGGCACGCAAACAGCTGCTCGAGTTCGGGCCGGCAACAACCGCAAAAGCGGCCCGACATCGGTGCCCTACGCTGCTCCGATTCACTTTGGCTGGGGCAGGCGTGGCATCAAGCCGCAGCCGTTCTTGTATGAAGCGCTTGATGATCGCCGCCAGGAAGTTATCGACCGGTACAACGACGAGATCGACAGCATCATCCGCAAGGTGTTCTAGGATCACAACATGGCAGCAGGTTCGAGCGTCATCAATGTGGCCATCCTTGGCGACGCTAAGCAGTTCAAGCGTGCTGTCGGTGAGGCAGGCGACAAGCTGGGCAAGTTCAGCGCCAAAGTCGGCAACGTTTCGGCAAACGTCGTTAAAGGCTTTGGTGTTATGGGCGCTGCGGCCGGCGGCCTGGCCGTCGTTGTCGGCAAACAACTGTTTGACGTCGGCGAAGAGCTGACCGCCCTCGACCAGAAGATCGGCACCGTATTCTCCGGCGACTCGCTCGAAACTGTGACAGGCTGGGCCGACGAGGTCGCTGCCCGCATGGGCCTCACAGCAACCCAGGCAGCCGGCCTCGCTGCTAACGCCGGCGACCTGCTCAAGCCGATGGGGTTCACGGCCGACGAAGCCGCCAACATGTCAACCGAGATCATCGGCCTTGCCGGTGCGTTGTCGGAATGGTCCGGCGGCCAGCGTTCGGTCGAAGAAACCGCCGAGATTCTGTCAAAGGCGCTGCTCGGCGAACGTGACTCGCTCAAGTCGCTCGGTATCTCGATCAATCAGGCCGAGGTCGACCAGCGTGCCCTGACCATCGCACAAGAGCAAGGCCGTGACGCCATCACTGCCCAGGACAAAGCGCTTGCAACGCAGGCGCTAATCCTCGAGAAGTCCACCGACGCGCAGGAAGCGTTCGCTGCCGGCGGCAACAAACTAACCGCAGCCCAAAACCGGCTGCGAGCAGCGTTCGGCGAACTGCAGGAGCGCCTCGCCCGCAAACTGCTGCCGCTGTTCGCTAAAGCCGCCGACATCGTTGTTGAGCTGATCGAAGTGTTTGAGGACGACGGCCTGGGCGGTGTCATCTCAAACGTGTCGCAACGCATGAAGGACGCATGGCCGATGATCCGCATGCAGCTCGGCGTGTGGGCTCGAGGGTTCGTGGACTGGATCAGGCAGGTCGGGCCGCCGTTCCTGGCCGCCCTCGGCAGCCTGCTCGTTGCTTTCGGCAAATGGTTCATCGACGACGCCCTGCCCGTCATCATCGACAAGCTCGGACAGTGGGCGAACGCCTTTATCGACTGGATCGGGCCGCTCATCCCGCCGTTCTTCCGCCGGCTCGGCGAACTGATTGCAGACTTTGCGAACTGGTTTATCGACGACGGGCTGCCGATGATCGTGGAGAACCTCGCCAGGTGGGCACGAGCGTTCCTCGAGTGGGTCGGACCGCTAATCCCGCCGCTGCTGCGCGAGCTCGGCAACCTGCTCGTCGACATCGGCTTTTGGATGTTGACCGACGCCCTGCCAAAACTGATGGGCTACCTGGCGGAGTGGGCCGTAGCGCTCGTCGAGTGGATCATCGACGTCACGCCGGACGTGCTGCGCGAGCTTGGCAATCTGCTGGTCAGCCTCGGCGTCACGCTTTACAACGGCGCAGTCGACCTCGGCAAAGACCTCGTCGACGCGATTGTTGATGGCATCGAGGCATCGCCCGGCAAAATCGGCAACGCTCTCAAATCGCTGCTCCCATCCGCTTTTCAGTTTGTCGCAGGGCTGCGTGGCTTTGCGCCAGGTCGAGCTGCTGGCGGGCCGGTCAGCCTCGGCAGCGCCCCGTACATCGTCGGCGAAAACGGCCCCGAACTGTTCGTGCCAACCGGTGCCGGCACGATCATGAACAACAACCGGCTCGGCATGATGGGCGGCGGCGGCGGCGACATCAACGTCACCGTAAACATGCCAGCCGGCAGCAACGGCGACGACGTCGTGCGAGCCCTGCAGGACTACGTCCGCCGGCGTGGATCGATCCCGGTCCCGGTCGGGTCGGCCAGGTACTGATGGCACAGAACACGACGTGGGCCGTGAACGTAGGCCGGTACAGCGGCGCGTCGCTGTCCCTGACCGACCACGCCTCACGCACCCTCGGCCTGTCAATCGACCAGCAATGCGACCCCGGCCAGCTCGGCACCGGCCGAGCCAGCGTCACCCTCGACAACAGCGACGGCGCGCTCACGCCCGGCGGCTCAGGCACCTACGCCAACGTCGACTGGCTCACCTCGGGCCTGTTCCTCGAGGCCACTGTCGACAGCGTCACCAAACCCGTGTTTCACGGCGTCATCACAGACTTTGCGATGACCGACGACGGCAACGGCAACAGCGCCGTCACCCTCACCGCCCTCGACGTGTTCCAAGTCGTCGGCCGGCAAGAAACCCAGACGTTCTCGCTCGTCGGCACCAACACGGCATACCAGCTGTACCACATGACCAACCCAGGCTTCGGCCGCTGCCAGGTCCCGACGCTCGGCCTGTCATCGATGCGCGCCTACTGGCATGAGCTGAACGACTCGGCGAACGACGTGCCGCACGACCTGCCCTCGGCGACCTACAACCTCGGCGACGTCATCAACAACAGCGTCATGCCAAACGAGCAAACCGTCGCGTTCCCGACAATCCTCGACACCGACGGCACCTACTTTGCCGCTGACGCATGGACCGGGTTTACCGTCGACGGCCTTGCTCGAGCCGGCGTGCTCGCGACCGGCGACGTGTTCGTGTTCACCGAAAACGACCCGATGCCAACCGGGCAGCTGCCTTTCCGGTCGCTGGTCCGTGACTTCCACGTCGACCTCATCACGAACGCTGCAAACATCACAGCGCTCAACGGCGGCACCGCCCAAACGTACAGCGACACCGATTCGCAGGAACGCTACGGGACTCGTAACCGCATTTATCAAACGTCGTCGGTCGATGACGCCCAGGCGCTCAGAACGGCGCAGCTGTGGGTCAACCGCTACTCATACGACGAAACTTTCGACATGACAGCGGCGGCGTTGCAGGTAAGCGACAGCATGGTGCGCAGCCGCAACGGCGACGTGGCGAAGTGGCGTGCCCTGCTCGACGTCACCGTCGGCTGGTGGAACACGGCTAGTGTGACGTACACGCCAACCGGCGGCAGCTCCCGCACCGACGAAGTGCTCATCGCCGGCCGCACCATCGACGCCACACCGGCCGACACCACCGTCACGCTCAAGCTACGCCCGCAGGCGATCTACCTCGCTTTTATCCTCGACGACACAGAGCGCGGCGTGCTCGACCTCAACAAACTAGGATGAGCCTATGACCTACCCTTTTGTCGCCGGCGAGACTTTGACAGCGGCAGCCATGAACACCATCGGCCTGTTCTACGTCAAAACGCAGACGATTAGCGGCACGCCGAGCAGCGTCACGATCACCAGCGCTTTCTCGTCTGACTTCGACAACTATCGCATCATCGGCCACAATCTCGTCACCAGCGGTGCCGGCAATGATATCGAGATGGAGCTGGGCAACGGCGGTAGCCATACCAGCGGTTATTACGGCAATACGACAAAGTTTGCGTACAACGTGTCTGGCGTCGTGCACGCCAATATTCAGAACACAGGCCCAATGCCGATTGCGATCGACAATACTGCGATTCAAGGTCCAGGCATTGACGTGACGCTGTACGGCCCGCAGCAAGCAGGTTTCACGTCGTGGCAACAGAAAGGCGCGAGTATTCGAGCGTACGACGTGAACGGCTGGTACAACGTCGGCACGCAGTTCACATCGGTCACGTTTGAGTGCACAGTCGGCAACTGGACCGGTGGCGAGTTTCGAGTGTATGGAATTGTTGATGGCTGATTGGACCCGTGAAGAACTAGAAGCGCTGACACCGTTCGACAGCGCCACGCGCCAAGTCGGCGACGACCTCGTGCCGATGACACGCGAGGACTACGACGCGTGGATCGCTCGAGCTGTCGGCCGGCCAAAAACTGACGACGAACTGTAGGCGCAGCGATGCGCGCCGCCCTGCTGGCACGCCGCACCAGCCGAACCCTGCTCGCAGCCACCTACCTGCTCGCATTCTTTGCACCCTCGCAAGCGCTCAGCGTCCCTGCCACCGTCGCCCTGTCAGCAGACACGCCCTACGTCGACTACAGCGTGACGCTCGACGGCGAAACGCTGTTTTACGTCACCGCCTCGTCAGGCCGAGACTGCGCCGGCTGGTCGTTTGCTGACCATGTAGATCCGTATTTAATCCTTTACAGCGACACCGGCGAGGTCGCCCGTGACGACGACGGCAACTTCAACGAGGTCGGCGACTGCTACTCGTCGAAGCTCAACCTGACACCTGCTGCCGGCAGCTACACGCTGCGCGTGACCTCGTACCAGCACGAGACAAACATGACGGTGCCGACTGGGTCGGTGACGCTGGGATGGTCGCAGGACGGCTACCAGCCGCCTACAACGACGACGACAACGACCACCACGTCAACGACCACAACAAGCACCACGACGACCACGTCAGCACCGCCGCCAGAGCCACCCAGCACAACGACCTCAACAACGACAACAACAACAGCGGCCCCCTCGACGACAACGAGCACCACCAGCACTACCACAAGCACCACGAGCACGACCACAACGACGACCGAGGCACCGCCATCTACCACTACGACGAGCATTACGACGACTACGACGGCCCCGCCCACAACGACCTCGAGCACGACGCTGCCGCCACCGCCGACCACGCTCCCACCGACAACGACGACCAGGCCGCCAGCGACTACCACCTCAAGCACCACGACCTCGACGACAAGCACCACCAGCACAACGTCAACGACCACAACGACGTCAGCGCCGCCCACAACGTCCACAGCGGCCCCGACGACGACTCAGGCCCCACCGACGACAACTGAGCCACCGAGGCTCGCACAGGCGCTCACAGTCGCTGCGGCGATCCCTGACGAGGCCTTAGCCGCCGCCGTCGTTGAGGTAATCGCCGCCGAACCTGACGAAATCGCTGTCGAGGACGTGAAAGAACTGGTCGAACAACCTGCCTTCGACGATCTTGAGCCGGTGCAGCTCGCTGCTGTCGCCGCAGCAATCAACGACGCACCGGTAGAAGCCAAAGAAGTGTTCGAGGACGCCGCAGCCGATGACATGTTCTCGCCAGCACTCGCCGACTACACTCGCAGCGACAGCCGCATCAGCCAGGAAGACCGGCGCACCGTCGTCGCCGTGACTGCTGCTGGCGCTGTGCTCGCCGTCCCCAGATCCGTAACCCCAATATCGTCCACGACTGGTTCACCTGCCAGGAGAAACCAGACGTGAGATACGTTCGAGAACTGTTTGCCCTTGGTTTTACGATTGGCGGCGTCGGCCTGGTGCTCATCACGCTTGCACCGGGCTCGTCGACGTTTCGCTACGCCGTATGGATCGCCGTCGCCTCGCTTGTCGCCCATATGGTCGCTGTCGCCCTTGACCGACCTGACGACGACTAGGCTTGTTGCCATGTTCAGCTCACTCAACTTCAAAGACTCGGCCGAGCGTGCGGTCGCTGCGTTCTGCCAGACGCTGCTCGCCCTGGTCGGCACCGACGGGGCCGGCATGCTTGAGGTAGGCATTGGTGACGCCCTGCAGGCCTCGGCCGTCGCTGGCGTCCTGTCGATCGTCAAGTCCTACGCAGCCATCAAGGGACCGATCGGTGGCGCTAATCCGTCAATGACAAACCTCGACGAAACGCCGTGAGCAAGATTCCGGTCACGTCGAGCCGAGTCAAGATCGACGGCCTACACCCTCGTTTCATCGCACGCCTCGAGGCTTTTTTTGCTGATCCTCGCATCGCAAACCGTGTCGCTGTCGTGTCCGGCGTCCGTTCCTACGCCCAGCAGAAATACCTCTATGACGGGTACAAGGCTCGCAAACGAGGGTTCAACCTCGCTGCGAACCCTGACCGCAAGCTCAGCAACGGCTTCCAAGGCAGCTACCACATGGCGCAGCCAGCGTTTGAGGGATTCGGCTACGCCGTCGACTTTCGCATCACCGGCAAAGGCATTACGACCGGCGAAGTTAAGAAGATCGCAGCCGAGTACGGCATGCACGCGCCTGTCCGCTCGGAGTGGTGGCATCACACGCCAGGCAGCGTCAAAGGCTCGAAGTTCGAATGGCTGCCTTACGACGCCTCAGCCGAACCACCATCGCCGGACCCGAAAGACGTGCTCGCCGAGGTCGCAAAGTTCGTCGAAGCATGCAAAGACACCGTGCTGCGCCGTGGCGACCGAGGCGCTGTCGTCGAGTTCCTGCAAACACAGCTCGACAAAGACGGCCACCGGCTCACCCGTCAAGGCAAGCCCGGTGCCGGCATCGACGGGCATTTCGGCAAGATGACCGACCAGGCCGTGCGCCAGTTCCAGCGCGACGAAGGCCTCGCCGTTGACGGCATCGTCGGACCGGTCACCTGGGATACTCTCATGGACTGATCCTTGCAAAGTTCTCCACAATGTGATGGGATAACACTCGCCCACACCGGGCACAGACTGGAGAAACATGCAAACTCGCATCGCTGACGCTGTCACCGTCGCCGTGTTCATACTGGCCGGCGTGCTCGCCGCTTACATGCTTGTCGACGTCGCCCTCGACCCGGCGGCCTGCTTTGGGAGCTGCTCATGACCGACCAGCTCGCACAGCTCGCTAAACCTTTTCCGCAGTCCCTGATTCAGAAGAACCCAACCGGGTTCGGTTCATACGTCAAACACAGCGTGGTTGTCGAAAAGCTGCTGGCTGTCGTCGGCCCGTTCGATTTTCGCATAGTGCGGGAGATTCGTGACGCTGACAGCGGCCACATCTGTGGCGTAATCGCCGAGCTGACCGTCGAGATCGACGGCCGCACAACGACGGTGCAGGACGCCGGCGACTGTGAACGGCCCGAGAACTGGCCGCACGACGGCGCACGCATGAAGGACGCAATAAGTGACTCGCTGAAGCGATGCGCCGCCCGCTGTGGGGTCGGCACGCATTTGTGGTCGGCTGACCAGTTTCGGCTGGACCGTGCCCTCATGCGAAAGGACGCTGAATCGTGAGCTATTGCTTGAACTGCGGCTACGACAGCGGGAATCACTACACCTGGTGCGACGAATACGTCCCACGAGTCGTGTATCACAACACCACGCCGAGAGCCCGCAACACGGACCCTGAAACTTCACACCAAGCGGCGCAGAAATTGCTGCGCAATTCGGTGACACAGCTGCAGTTTGCTGTTGGCATTGCCCTTGAGAACGAAGGCCCGATGACTGACGAGCAACTGTGCCAGCACCTCGCCGAGACCCACACCGATCTCGTCACGGTGTCTGGCGTGCGCACACGTCGCAGCGAGCTTGTCAACATGGGGTTCGTTTACGACACCGGCGAACGCCGACCGACGGTTACGGGCCGCCAAGCAATTGTGTGGGGACTGCGGAAATGAAAAAAACGCTCGGCATCAACGTCTGGCCGGCGCACGACTTGGACCCCGAGTTCATGGTGTACGAACTCGAGATCGAGACGGCGTGGTGGCAGCTCACGCAGCGCGTGCACTTTCACGACCTGCCTGCTGCGATCAACGAAGCGCTCCAGGCCGTGATGCAAAACGACGCCCCGAAACCGTGAACTGGTGGCTGTTGTGGGCCCTGCTGACTTTCGCTGTCGTGGTGCAAGCTGTCGGGTTGCTGTGGCTGCTCATCAACGAACGCCGTGACCGAGGCTGAACTGCAGCAGCTGCTGACCGACGCCGGTGAGCTAAACGGCTGGCTCGTGTTTCACGACAACGACAGCCGCCGCAACGCCGCCGGCTTCCCCGACCTAGTACTCGTCAAACCGCCGAGAGTGCTGTTCCTTGAACTCAAGTCCGAGATTGGCCGTGTCAGACCTGAACAGCACGTTTGGATGGACGCCCTCATGCGTTCCGACACCATCGGCTCGGCGATCGTCCGGCCCGAACACGCCGACCAAATCATCAAATACCTACAAGACCCAGAAAGACACAAAAAGTGACCCGACCAACCGACCGACATGCCGAACGCATGAAACGAGCCCGCATCGAGCTCAACGACGCGCCGCCAGCACGCAGCCACGCTGAACGCATGGCAGCCGCCCGAGGCGTTCACGTCCACGGCGACAACATCCGCACCCCGTACCGACAACGAGCCCGCATCCTCAAGCATCGAGCTGGCGATGAGTAGCGGCGGCGTGTTCTTCGTTGTCCTGGCCGGCCTGGTCGTGCTGACGTTGTTCTGGGGCTGGCTGTACGTCAAATGGCAGGTCGAGCACGGCGAACCGTGGCGAGAACGCCGAGCAGCAGAAGAGTTCGGGCCGCTGTTCGACCTCGAGCCGAGCAAAGACCACGTCACCCTTGACCGGTCAGCGCAGCGCTTCCGGTACGTCACGAACTGGGACGAAGTCAGGAAGCAGGCAGGCCGATGACCCTCGAATGGTGCACAAAGTGCGGCCACTACATCACCGAACCGAAATTCGACGACCCGGTGCCGCACGTCGTCAAAAAAGCCGCCGAGCTGTGGAACGTCCCGGTGAAGCAGCTGCTGTCACCGTCCCGCAAAGCCGCCGTGGTCGCCGCCCGCCATCCGATCATGGCCGTGCTCTATCACCAGTACGACCTGACCCTGGCTGACATTGGTGCCGAGCTTGACCGTGACCACACGACGATTCTGCACGGCATCCGCCGAGCTGATCCTGATCGTGTTACACAGCTGACCGAGGCGGTGACCGAGTGACTCGCACCGTTGCCTGGTTCTCGTGCGGCATTGCGTCAACAATTGCTGCGAAGCTGGCACTAGCAGACGACCCTGACACGCTAGTCGTTTACTGTGACACAAGCGCCGACGAACACCCTGACAATGAGCGGTACATCGCTGATTGTGAGCGCTGGCTCAGCACGCCGATTACGCGCATACAGTCAGACCGCTACAGCAGCGTCGACGACGTTATCGCTGCCCGCCGTTTCATGTCTGGCGTCGTAGGCGCACCGTGCACCGTCGAGCTGAAAAAGCGGCCCCGATTCGCGTTTCAACAGCCCGACGACGTGCAAGTGTTCGGCTACACCGTAGAAGAAACAGCACGAGCCGACCGGCTACAGCAAAACGACCCCGGCGTCACGTTTTGGTTCCCGCTGATCGACCGCCAAATCACAAAAGCTGATTGTCACGCAGCACTTGCCTCAGCCGGCATCACGCAGCCGGCCATGTACCGCCTCGGCTACAACAACAACAACTGCCTTGGCTGCGTCAAAGCCTCAAGCGCAACATACTGGAACCGAATAAGACGCGATTTCCCTGACGTGTTCGCGAAACGTGTTGCACAGTCAAACGAGCTCGGCGTGAAGCTGACTCGAGTGAACGGCGTGCGCACAGCACTTGCAGACTTGCCAGCCGACTACCTCGCACCAGACGACGACGAACAAATTAGCTGCGGCCTTGACTGCCAAACGTCGCTGTTTACGCCATGACCGCCGTGACTGTCGGCAGCCTGTGCACCGGCATCGCCGGCCTTGAGCACGGCCTGACCCTTGCCGGCCTCAACACCAACACCGTATTTGTGTCCGATATCGACAAAGGCGCTTGCACCTGGCTCCAAGCCAACGTGTCAGCACCAAACCTCGGGGACTTCACCGCCCTCGACGAAGTGCCACCGGTCGACATACTGACCGCCGGCTTTCCATGCCAGCCGCTCTCAACAGCTGGCCTACGCAGAGGAGTAGAAGATGACCGGTGGCTCTGGGATGACATACAGCGACTTGTTGGCCGAATGGGATCACGACCCCTCGTGTTTCTTGAAAACGTGCCCGGGCTGCTTACTGGTTCAGGCGGCGACGCTATGGCTCGAGTCGTTCACGGCCTGGCCGCAATCGGCTACGGCATCACCTGGGGGACTATGGCAGCAGCAGCCGTTGGAGCCCCTCATCGACGGCTTCGATGGTGGGGACTTGCCTACCCTGCCGACACCGACAGCAGGCGACCGAGGCAAAGACGCGCCGAACCGTCGGGGCTCACCTTCGCTCAACATGCTGCCGACGCTGTTACCGACGCCGACGGCCTCGGATCACAAGGCCTCGGGCGGCCGGACACTTGTCGAGGTGACGCTGACGGATGCGATGGTGCGGGGACACGGTCACGCGCCGCCGTGTTCGGAGGGTACTGGCCGGCGGTTGCCCGATGGGAACGCATCATCGGTCGACCAGCGCCAGCTCCAACTGTCGACGGACGACTCTCGCCACACCTCGTCGAGTGGATGATGGGATATCCCGAAGGGTGGGTCACCGACACGCTTACAAGCCGCCGCCAAGCCCTGCACGCCTTGGGCAACGCTGTCGTGCCGCAATGCGCCGCAGCAGCGTTCACAGCCCTCGCTGCTCGTATTGACGACCAGGCCGCCGACGGAAGGAGTCAGACGCCGGCGGCCCGATCGTTGACACGCTGGTGATCGTGCGGCTAGCGTGCCGGTCGCTTCAACAACCGAGCTGCATTGTACTACATGCACGGCGACAGTCAGCCGCAATGACTGCGCATCAGCGACGTGACACGCTGGTCGGCCCCTCGAGGCCGATGCCCGCAACGGGGCGAACAGCTGAATACGTTGCACAACGAGCTCGCCGGCCAGAGGTGTCACCGTGTCCCCGCACCTCCCGAAGCAACACGGACCAGCGAGCACATGACGGGGCCCGCCGAAGTAATGCCCGGCGGCTTGTGAGCGAGCAACTGCCCGATGGGAAGCGTCGATCACAAAGACCGAAAACGGCGCAAAAACTGCGACCGTGGTCTTGATCGCTCGCGCCCACCCTCAAGGAAGAACCGGGCGCTGAGCCGAAGAGTGGATAACTATTGACATGCACCTAAGGGGTGTGACACACTCATGTCATGCTTACCCCATACGAGATCAACTGCAAAGCGACCAACTGCATTTGTGCAACGGTCAACCCAGCATCCTGCGCACACCAGGCAGCTGGTCACAAACTCATCCATCCTGACGAACTCAACCACGAGCTGCCAAAAGTCGTTGTCGTTGATATCAGCATGGAAGAGCGCTGGGGCAAATACCTAGCACGATGACAAACCGCTACGCCCCAAAACATCAGGAAGGCAACAAAAAGCAGCACGGCCGAGCGGCCTACCGCAAAGGCTGCCGCTGCGAACGCTGCCAGCACGCCGAAGCCAGCTACCGCCGCCAGTACCGCCGAGCACGACGATGACTGTCACCCTCGACGAGCTAAACGTCGCAGAACTACGCAGCCTATGCCGCCAGCACAACCTGCCAGAGTCCTACGACAAAGCCGACATGAGAGCCAGATTGCGTTCGTTTTTTTCATAGCGGTCACACCAACAC